GCGGTATCCCGAGCTTAGGGTAATTTTAAATCCTGCATCTACAATTGGATCTAGAATATTCTGGCACAACTTTTGCCAATTACATGCAATCTGTGCAGGAGTCAAATTGGCTTCAGTGTTTTGCACAGGTTTGTACTTCATGTGGGAAAATTTATAATATTTGCTACATGCCTTATCCCATAATTCATCTGTGTATGTTGTACAATCTTTTAGGTCCGGTGGATTTGGATTCGCCGTTGGGGGTGGAGGATGACTATTTTCTCCATTACCTGGGCCCATGCTCGATTGCATATCTTCAATTGCGGCCGCATAACCAGCAGGTGTATCTTCGTAATAAACTAAGCCACTGGCTGTGACTTGTCTTCCTGCTCTACCTACTGGTTTTGATACACACATAAAATAAAATCTCCCAGCTATTTATGGGAGATTCTATTATTATGGCCCTATGAATACATCTGGGCTACCTTCTGCCCTAGGATGTCCGCATGTATCAGCATCGCCTTGTCTATTTGCTGGAATATTTGTAATAAACACAGTTGGACTGCCGTTTGCCGTTTGCGGACTGCTATGTACGCCCGGGGCGTGACCTGCTACATCACTTCCGTCAATACTGGCCAATTGATTGTTGATAAAAACAGTACCTTGAGGAATGCTAGTAATTGAGGCGCCTGCTTCGTCTGGGTCGTCTAATCTATGTGCGGCCGGCATTATAGTTTAAATCCTGCTGGAGCAACTTGAATTCCACTCATTGCTGACGTGTACTGACCAGCTAGCTCTTTATCTGTATTTGCAATACACACTACCAGAGCTTTATTAATCTTTAAATTGCGTGTGTTTGCAGGATTAACTGTCATAAGATATGGTGTAAGTGCCGGGCCACCTTTTGGGCCAACACTTAATGTTACTGGACGATCAATTGTATATGATGTAGCATCATCATCTTTATAAGTGCCTATAAGCTCTTCACCTGAACTCATTTTCAGTGTAACCACATCGCCATCTTTTTTAATATCAAGTAACATTTTTTTCCTTTACAAAATTTTCAATGTTTTTACTATTACCAATGTATTTGCCTTTGTACCAAAATTGAGGAACTGAATTAGGCGATTCGCCTAGTCTATGTTTCCAAAATTTAAATACCTTTTCTATACCAATTTGTTCAATGTCATATGTTTCAAACTCAACACCAGCTTCTAATAATCGTGCGGCCGAGTCTTTGCAACCCGAGCATGATTCCATTACATAGAGCTCGTTAATGTCAGAGTTTGAATCCAGCGAAGGTATCTTTACTGACATCTTGTTTAATTCCACCAATCACATATGATTCAATTTCAGTTTCCTGAGGAGCTACCTGTAGGCCTTTGCTACTTGTCCAGTGTTCTGTCCATGGTAATGGATTGTCATTAGCACTACGACCGTATCGCGATTCTACACCTAATCCCTTTAGTCGACGATTTGCAATATATTCAACATACTGATGTAATAGTTTTCCGTTTAGGCCAACAATTGCGCCTTTACTAAACAAATAATTGGCCCAGTCTTTCTCTTCTTCGACAACCAAGTCATAAATGTCTCCAATAGCACCAAGATTTGCATTTGCAATTTCTTGCATTTCCGGATCATCACCTTTAAACCAATTCTTGATAATGTGACTTGTGATACTTAAATGCTGACTTTCATCGCGAGCAATCAAACTAATAATCTTTGCCGAGCCTTCCATCTTCTTTAATTCGCCAAAGGCAAAACTGCAAGCAAATGAAACATAAAATCTAAGTGCTTCTAATGCATTAACATTTACCATTGCCAGGAACAATTTTGTCTTGACATCATGCATTGTTCCTTTACCTGCTACAGTAAATTGTTGAGCGGCATTAATGAATTCGTCATAGCTTTTTGTCACAGATTTTGCGCGAGCCATAATCTTGGCATCATCAAGCAACGTATCAAATACTTCACTTGGATTGCTGTAGATGTTCTTAATAATATGTGTATAGCTACGACTGTGAATGTTCTCAAAGAACTGCCATGCATTCATACAACCTTCAAGCTCTGGTAATGAACAGTAAGGCATAAATGCCATGGCTGGGGCACGGCCTTGTACTGAATCAAGCAAGATTTGATATTTTAAATTTGCGGTAAAGATAAACTTTTGTTCATCGCGGAAGTCCATATAGTCACTACGGTCTTTTTGTAATGATACTTCTTCTGGGCGCCAGAAATATCCCAATTGTGTTTGAGTCAATTTATCAAACACAGGATATTTGAATGTATCAAATCGTTGTGCATTAAGAGATTCACCAAAAAACATAGGTTGTTTAGTAAAATCCACTTTGGTTTGATTAAAAACTGTTGCTGACATAGTTGTCCTTAAATTGTACAAGCTTCGCAGTTTTCTGCGTCATCAAGTGGTTGTAATAATTGTAAAGATTCTTGTACATTGGAAATGTCATCTTCATCTTCACCTTTCATGTCATATGTATTCTGATAGTAACTGGTCTTCCATCCCAACTTGTATGTGGTTAAAAGATCTTTGAACATTACGCTCATTGGTACTTCATTGTTTGGATAATGTTTTGGATTGTACGACCAGTTGCCTGAGATGGCCTGATCAAAATATTTCTGCATTGCGGCAACAATACGAACATATCCATCTTGCACACCTTCTTCATACAAATAAGAATAGAAATTCTTTAGACTATTGTACTGTGGAACAATTTGCTTCAATGGGCCTTTTTTAGATTTCTTTGTACTCATTGCCGCACGTGGAGGCTCAATACCGTTAGTTTCATTGCTTACTACAGAGCTGGACTCACTTGGCATTTGTGCAGATAGTGTACTATGGCGCATGCCATGCTCTGCAATTTCTCGGCGCAGGGCTTCCCAGTCATAATGTAATTCTGTTCCTAAGAATTCATCAACATCGCGCTTGTAGGTATCAATAGGTAAAATACCCTGTGCATATTTTGTACGATCAAAATAATCGCAACGGCCTTTTTCCTTAGCCAATTGTACACTTGCTCTAATTAGATAAAATTGGAATGCTTCTGTTAAACGATTTACTGCTTGCGCGGCATCACTATCGCTGTATTTAAATCCACGTTTGGCAAGATAATGTGCCAACCCAATGTAACCTATACCAAGACTACGACGAGCCTTGGTACTAATCTCTGCGGCAATAACTGGATAACGTTGGTAATCAATAATTTGATCTAGCGCACGAACTGCTAAATCTGTTAAGTTTTTTAAGTCATCAAGTTCGCGTAAGTTTCCTACATTGATTGCACTTAGAATACAAAGAGCAATTTCACCGTTCTCATCATCTAATGTTTGAATAGGGTCTGTTGGTAATGTGATTTCTTGACACAAGTTACTCATACGCACCATGTCTTGAAAACTACTATGACTGTTGCAATGATCAATATTCATAATATAGATGCGTCCAGTCTCAGCACGTTCCTTTAGCAACTCACCGAACAAGGCCATTGCCTTGACTGTTTTTTTGCTAATGCTTGCATCATTTTCGTACTTGACATACAATGGATCAAATACATCATTGTTTCCAAATGCTTCATACAGCCCAGGAACATCGTGTGGGGAAAACAATGTAATATTACCATCAGAAAGTAAACGTTCGTAAAAGAGCTTGCTCAACTGTATTGAGTAATCTAAACGTCGTACTCGATTGTCTTCTGTACCTTTGTTGTTCTTTAGAACAATAACATCGCCAATTTCTTTGTGCCAGATTGGAAAGTGAACAGTGGCGCTGCCGCCACGAACACCATTCTGTGTGCAACTGCGAACAACTGATTCAAACACTTTCAAGAACGGAATGACACCAGTGTGTGCAACTTCGCCACCGCGGATTTTACTGTTGATGGCACGAATACGACCCACGTTCAAGCCAATACCTGCTCGCTGAGCAATGTAGTAACCAACAGCAGAATTACTGTTAAAGATTGAAGGTAGTGTGTCGTCAACATCAACCAATACGCAACTAGCAAACTGACGAATAGGTGTACGCACTCCACTCATTACAGGAGTAGGAATATTAATCTTAAATGTTGAAATCGCATCGTAGTAACGGCGAATATAACTTAGTCTCTTGTCAGCTGGATATGTCGCAAACAGCGTTGCGGCAATCATCATGTACATGTACTGTGGTGTTTCGTAGATATGCCCATTACTACGATCTTGAACAAGATACTTGTCAACCACTTGACGCATACCTGCATACGTAAAATCAAGATCTCTCTCATGGTTAATGTAAACATCAAGTTGGCGCCAGTCGGCTTCAGTATACAAAGACAATAACTCTGCATCATATACTCCACGTTTAACATTATTGTTTACCAGCTCGTACAGTGGAATATAATCAAACTGTCCAAATACATCTTTACGCAATCCGTAAAGTAGTAGTCGAGCGGCAGCATACTGATAGTTAGGCTTGTCTAAGCTAATTAGATCACTTGCACTACGAATTAAAATTTCTTGAATTTCAGCTGAGCTGATTCCGTCGCGAAATTGTAAATCTGCATTCATCTCAATTTGACTTACACTAACACCAGCTAGACCTTCGCAGGCCTCCTCTGCCATTAGGTGAATTTTATTAATGTCTAGAGGCTCTTTACGACCATCTCTTTTTACGACATAAATTGAACTTTTACTCATTTTGTTTTGATTATCCATTTAGTTTGCCTGCTACAGTTAAGTCATATACTTAACCTTAGACCATGGCGCAATATGTTTACACTTTAATTAAATTTGGAAGATCAACAGGTGTCCAAGAATTTAGAAGTTGTATATCTGCCTCGTCGAGAGGAACGATGTGATTGTGATAATAATTTAATAATTTATTATTGGGCAACAATACCATCAATCGTGGTTGTGTTTCTTCGTTTAATATTGCTAGAATTAGCTTGCAGTCAAATCCGGCTAAGATTAAACTGTAGTACATACCCAGTCCTTGTCCACTTGGACAAAATTGTCCTCGAACTACTAACTCCCAGGGAGTTGGCCAAGTATCGTGATTCCACGGATCAATACCTCTGCTGATCATTGGAACTAGTCCCCACCATTCAGCAACTTCTTTATCAGCATCTTCAGGTGACATATTAAGAAGTTGGGAACGCCAATCTCTCCATGCCAATAATTTTCCTTGCCTGTCAAGGAACCAATGTTCTGTAGTACGATTCACAGCAATACTTACCTCGACTTATAATACTGTTCTACTCGTTGTAACCATAGGTCATGGTAATGATCAAACTCAGCCCCTTCAATGATAAATTCCTGATAAATGTTGTCTGCACTACACATAAAGATAACTCCTTTACGAATATTTGTGCCCCAAACTTCATTGTGCGCTAATGCATAGGCTGTAGTTTGGATAAAATAATCTTCAATCCATTCTTTCTTTTTAAGTTTATTGGTTTGCTTATGATCCATAATTGCTTCATCACCATTATGGATTCCCACTAGATCAGTGGTGCCTGCATATAAGCCTGGAAAATACAGTTGTACTTCTGTGCCCCAGGCTTCACTGCAATTAACTAATCCCTGTTCAATAATGGTATGTGCCATTTGATGGCTTTGAATACTATAAGGATTGCTACCTGGGTCTCCTGTTTCACCCGTTTTTACATAGTTCTCTAGCCACTTGTGCATACGTGTGCCACGGCCGGCTGCTTCGGTTACAATTTCTTGCGCCTTGACTTCACCGACTCGCTTTTTCCAATTGGCCAAAGCCTGCTTCTTTTCTTCAGATTTGGTTCGATCTAGAATTGTTGTAACACTGGGTAACCTAAGTCCATCGGGAGTAGCATATAACCTTGATGGTCCATCTACTCTTGTAAGCGGTTTGTAATTAAATTTAGTTGAATTAAACGTTATCATCGTTGTTCAGTATAACGAACTTTAACGATATTGTCAAATATTATTTTACCAGGCTACAACCCATTGAAAGGTAGTTTGAGTAGTTGGGTTAGTTTGGCGGTCAATTGTATAGCCTAAATCAGAAAAGTACTTGATGATCTTTTCCATTTGTAAGTTTTTTTGGCGGTCCTCACGGGCACCAATCCATGTATCATAATATTCTGCGGCCAATGCATATCCTGTATTTACGGAATTTTTTGTCATTGTGCTGGTGTTTGATATAACAACTTCAACATCGCCATTTGAACTTGCCACTAAGATTTCTTCTTCGATGTCGCGTATTTCTCGAATAACAAAAATATCTTGTAGGCTCTTTACTCTTGCTTCGGCAGCAGTTAACATTATACGGCTCATAGTCCTAGATCCTTACGAGCTTGTTTAGTTGCATCACTTGAAACTTTTTCTTTGTTTGATTGTGCCTGTTGCATAGTGTCGGCACCTGGTGTCTTGGTAATAATGACTTTATCATTGTTTACATCCGCTACAAGATTAGGGTTTTTTGCCTTAAATGTTGCAATAAGGCCGCGAATTGAATTAACCTGGCCGCTAGCAGAAAATCCCATGTTGTTTAGACTTTGAACTAACTCTTTCATGGGAATTTCAGCTTTGCCATCACTTTGTGCTTTAATAACTAGCATCTTAACTGCATTTGCAAAGTTATTATCAGCTACGGCTAATTCATTCAACTTCACTCTTAATCTCCCTGCCAGTAGGCTCCGATTCAGGACCTGTGCTACTTGGGAATATTGGAGCGTTGTTTTCTTCGCCTTCTGGTGGCATGATTTCAGATTGACCGGACTGTAAAGAACTGATTGCACTGTCTAAAGAATCTTTAGTTTGTGTCAACGTATCAATTGCACCTTCGAGAGCTGTTTTAACTGTGGTAGCAT